AAGGGTGATGAAGTTTCTGTTGTCATGGATTTTAAGGGTATATGGAATGTGGGTACTTACTCGGGTTTCTCTTGGGTACTCTCGGTCTCTTCAGTCTCTTCGGTCTCTTCGGATGGATCTTTGGGGAGTTCAATCGTCGTCAGACCACCGTTCTTGAAACCCTCGAAAGTCGAAAGTACACCCTGAAGTCTGAAAGATTCTTGATTAATCATTTCGATATTAGCACGAATTTTAGTGATAGTTTCTTGAATGTTAACAGTAAGCATTTACTTATTTAAAGTTTATTCTCTTTAAATAAGTAATTCATGACAGTTCTAACTCGTACTGGCCTTATACTGGAGAGTTCAACCCCAGAAATTAAAAAAGAACTTACGGTAAGGCCACTCGTCAACAATGAATATGGTTTTCCTCCACCACCTTTTAAAGTTTACAGAACAGCTAAAAGTGGAATCTGCGTTCCAAGATTCTACGGAACTGATGCGATTGGGCCACCGAAAGAAGATAAACGTCCAACCCCCACCAGAACCAATATCAAGTTTACAGGAAAACTCCGAGACGCCACACATCAAAACGAGGCACACGCGGCAGCAATACAAGCAGGTCATGGCGTCCTTTCTTTGCCGTGTGGCTACGGGAAGACGACCGTATCCCTGGCTATAGCGTGTACACTCGGCTATAGAACCATGATCGTAGTACATAAACAATTTCTGGCCGATCAATGGAGGCAACGTATTCAACAGTTTTGCCCAGGAGCAACAATCGGTGTCGTTCAACAGAATAAAAAAGAAGTTGACTGTGACTTTGTAATTGCAATGCTTCAGTCATTGTCCCTCAAAGAATATTCATTCGGTGATTTCGATAGTATAGGTACCGTCATCGTAGATGAAGCTCACCATATTTGTGCTAAAGTGTTTAGTCAGAGTCTCTTCAAGATGTGTCCCCGTCATATATATGGTCTTTCGGCTACACCAGTTCGTAAAGATGGTCTCAGTAAAGTGCTTCATTGGTTCATGGGTCCAACATTCTTCGCGGTTGAACGTGAAAACCAGATTCATGTTGAAGTTTTCCCTGTTCAATACGATTGTCCCATGTTTAAGAATCCACCACCCTGTACCAGGAATGGACAACTATCCCTTGTGAACATGATTACAGAATTGGTGGAACATAGAGATCGGAATAGAATGTTAACCAGTCTGGTCAAGAAAGCCTCTAGTGGTACCAGACAGTTACTCGTACTTAGTGATCGTAGGCAGCATTGTGAATTTCTCCATCAATGTTTCCCGACGAGTTCTGGATTATACATGGGTGGTATGAAAGAAGCTGACCTAGAAGCATCTTCCAAAAAGAAGATCATATTCGCAACTTTTAGTCAGGCTCACGAAGGGTTAGATATTCCAACCCTTGATACAGTCATTCTCGCCACACCAAAATCCGATATTCAACAATCTATTGGACGTGTCATGCGGGAGACACCTGGTAAGAATAACAATCCACACATCTATGATATAGTCGACCAATGGTCTATACTGTTCGCAATGTATAAAAAACGTTTACGTGTCTATAAACAAGGTGGGTTCAAAATTGATACAATAGAAGACAAGGAAGATGAGAACCCATTTCAGGGGAAGTGTTTATTTTTATAATCTATACAACTATTAGATATGTCTGGTGCATTGATACAGCTTGTGTCCAAAGGTGCCCAAGACGTCTATTACATGAGTGGCGAAGGAATGTCACTCTTCACTTCCAAGTATACGAGACATACAAATTTCGCTCAAGCTCCCAAATTCATCAAAGAGTATTCTCTGGCTGAAGATGCGTGTGTGATCCCAACCAATGGTGATCTTCTTACAGGGCTTTGGTTCGAAGGTACTAACCTCGTCGAAGGGTTCCAGGGTTCGACGATTGATCTTTATATTGGCGGGCAGAAAGTAGATTCACAACCCTTTGATTTCATCAGTGATATACATCAGAACTATTTAGCTGACACATACACAAAGTCTCAGGAGATTAACAATAAGTGTTCAGTCAGTAATACGAATTTCATCCCATTGCCATTCTTCTTTAACAATAAGAGTTCTTATATTCCTATGGTGGCCTTACAATATCACCAAGTTGAAGTCCGTGTAAACTTCCAGAAAAATTTAGAAACACCATTTTCTGCTAAGCTGTATGGCAATTATGTATACCTCGATGCACCAGAACGAAAACGATTCACTTCTACAAAACTCGACTTTATCATCACCCAAACACAGACAATCAGAGAAAAACTCAGCCCAGGCTACAATGATTATGACCTTTCTCAGTTTAATCACCCAGTGAAATCACTTTTTTTCGGCATTCCCACGAAATCAAGTAATGTGATTGAGGATCGTTTTACTTTTGACTCTGCCGATATCTTGTTAAACGGTACACACCTCCTAGAGGGTATGACACCAACCTATTTTCACAATGTACAAAACTATTTCCATTCGGAATTCGGAATTTCGTCGTTTAACGAACTTTATAATACACCCTTTTACACTCGATACTATGCGTATCATTTCTGTACAAACGCATCTGATTACAAGTCCACAGGTTCATGTAATTTTAGTCGACTAGATAATGCCCATCTACAAATTCGCGAGGCGATTCTCGGAGAAAAACGAGCTGGTGAAGATATTAGAATCTACGCAGTAAATTATAACGTCTTGCGTATCCAGGAGGGAATGGCTGGAATTTTATTCGGAAACTAAAGTAGTAAACCATGGTTGGTAAAACACCTCAAGTTCGAGAAATTGTTTATAACGTCCTAGATGATAATGGTGATCGTACAGTGGTAGCAAAGGGTGCCACCACTGTTGACGTTGGTGATACCCAACAACTTTTCACGAGAACCACAGCTCTCGAAAGTCTTACATCCGATAACGTTTCAAACATATCCGATGTTCAGAGTAACATTTTAGCTCTAGAAGCAAATTTCAGTTCTTTAGACCTTGATGCGGATCAAGTATATAGTCCATTAATTGCAACGATACAAGGTATTCAAACGATTGATAATCAACGCATAGACGTACTAGAGGATATAAATGCTTCCAACAGTATTGTTATCAACAACAATTTTTCCAATATAATAGATTTACAGAGTAATCTTGAATCTAATGCTCTATTACTCAATAATTTAATTACCGACCACTTATCAAATGTTGCGAACATCAATGGAAACTTTTCGAATATATCAATTTTACAAGATTATACTGATGGTACCTTTTCTAATGTTTCAAATTTACAAACAACTATTGGTGCTATCGTAAATTATGGTCCCATCACAACCTTACAGACTGATGTTGCTTCTTTAAAAAATCGTATAACTCTATCAAAAGTTATAATAGGTGACAATGCCGGAACCTTTTCAAGTGGTAAATCGATATCGATAGGTCAACAGGCGGGACAATATATAGGTACAAATTCGATAGGTATTGGTGCAGGTGCTCAATTAAATACAAACCCACAAGAACGAACTGCAACAAAAAATTCTATTGTCATAAACGCACGAGGTATAAGTCTTAGGGCACCGAGAAGTGACACACTCGTCATTAGACCTATCCAGACGGATGATAGTAATACGATCAATATCATGGGGTACAATGAAACGTATGGTGAAATGGTCCAATCAACACTTCTACGAGGTATCGATGGGAATGTTCACGCAACGTCCAATATCATTGTGAATGATGATGCTATAGTATTCGAGACGAATGGTAATGGGTCGTTTGGTGGTATTGTTGAAATTAATAGTACACTTGAAGTTGGTTGGACATCATCCTTCACGGGTGCGATGCAGATGGAGAGTACTTTAGAAGTTGGTGCTACATCTTTATTCGTTGGTGAAATGACCGTCCATGACAGTGTCAATGTACATGGTCAGAGTTTTATAGTCTATAAGGGAGCCACCGACAAAAGAATTATACTAACGAATGAGGGTACCGGGTCGTTTTTGGATAATGTCGATATTGGTGGAGCACTTGAAGTTGGTGGGGCATCATCCTTTACCGCTGCGATGCAGATGGCG